GGTAACGCGCGACCTTGATAGATTTTCAGGGACAGAATTTCCAACAATATCAAACACTTAGCTGATTTTGACGGTCGATTTTTTCGATTGGATTTGCAATTTTTGAAAAGCCAAATAATAATATATGCGAGGCATATACCGAGGATATGATGGCATCACCTAGTTACGAAACCGCGAGAACGCGAAAGCTGCAAATCGAAACGGCGTTGGCCGAAATGGAACTTGCAAAGGCGCGGCGGGAATATGTTGCCGCGTCCGATGTCCAGGATGTTTGGGCGGATGTGTTGGCCAACATGAAATCGAGATTGTTATCGATGCCAACAATTCTTGCGCCAATGTTAGTGAAACAAACCGAGATCGGCGAGGTTCGAGATATTATCGACAAGGCCGTTCGTGATTGCCTAGAGGAACTTGCATCATATGACCCTAAAATCGAATTCGCACCCGACAATGATCGAGGCAATGAGGGAAGCGGCGAAGGTGGCAATTCAAACCCTAAACCCGCCGCCAAAACTAAGCGTAAGCCAGTGGGCCGACCTCGAAAGGCGGCTATCGTCTGAGGCATCGGCGGCACCTGGTCGATGGTACACCGAGCGCACCGAATATTTGCGCGGCATCATGGATGCGGTCAGTGATCCATCGGTGAATGAGATTGTTGTCCAGGCGGGGGCGCAACTTGGAAAAACCGAGGTGTTGTTGAATGTGATTGGTTTTCACATTGCCAACGATCCGGCACCGATCTTGGTTGTTCAACCCACCGGACACAAAGGCATGGCCGAGACATTTTCGAAAGATCGATTGGCACCGATGTTGCGCGACACCCCATGTTTGAAAGGGAAAGTGAAAGACCCTCGAGCGCGGGACAGTGGAAACACAACCTTGCAAAAGAATTTTCCAGGCGGTCGCATATCGATGATTGGTGCGAACTCGCCGGCGCAACTTGCATCGAGGCCGATCCGAATTGTTTTGTTGGATGAAACCGATCGCTTTCCGGCATCGTCTGGATCGGAAGGTGATCCGATCGAACTTGCGAGAAAACGATCCGCGACATTTTGGAATCGCAAGATTTTAATGGTTTCGACACCGACCAACAAAGGCGCATCGATCATCGAGGAACGCTATTTGCAAAGCGATCAACGGCGATATTTCGCTCGATGTCCACATTGCGATGAGGCTCAAATCCTCGAGTGGAAAAACGTTCAATGGCAAAAGGATCGACCGGAAACGGCCGGTTATGTTTGCGATCATTGCGGAACGTTTTGGTCGGATGCGGAAAAGAACAAGGCGGTTCGGAATGGATATTGGGAACCGACCCAAAACTTTCATGGCATCGCCGGTTTCCAAATTTCGGGAATATATTCACCCTGGATCACGCTCGAGGATGCGGTTCGAGATTTCTTAAAGGCAAAGAAATTGCCAGAAATGTTGAAGGTTTGGACAAACACTTATTTGGGGGAAACGTTCGAGGTTCAAGGCGATGGCGTTGATGAGGATGATATTCCAGGCAAGGATTCATTCGAAAAAGAGTTTTTGCCGGATGAATGCGTTCTCATTACGGCCGGCATCGATACGCAAGACGATCGACTTGAGATTGAAATCGTTGGATGGGGTCGAGATCAAGAATCCTGGTCGTTGGATTATCGGGTGATTTATGGCGATCCATCCTCGCCGCAAGTTTGGGGGCAACTCGACGCGGTGTTGGCGGAAACGTGGGATCACCCTCGAGGGATCGAGATGCCGATCCGGTGCGCATGTATTGACTCGGGTGGTCATCACACCAACGCGGTTTATACTTTTGTAAAGCCTCGAGAGGGGCGGAGAGTGTTCGCAATCAAGGGCGTTGGTGGTGAGGGAAAACCCCAAGTGGGAAAACCCTCGAAAAACAATCGACAATCTGTTAGACTATTCCCAATCGGCGTTGATGGAATAAAAGAGTTGGTTTATTCGAGGTTAAAAATCAGAGAACCAGGGCCAGGATTTTGTCATTTTCCCGAGGGTCGAGCGGATGAGTATTTTGCGCAACTTACAGCGGAAAAGATGGTCACTCGGTTTAGAAAAGGTTATAAGAGGCGGGAATGGGTACAAACCCGACCTCGAAATGAGGCTCTTGATTGCCGCGTTTATGCGATCGCAGCGTTGGGAATCATGAATCTCAATTTGAACAGTTTGGCAAATCGGTTCGCAAAGGCGGCAGAGCGGAGCGAGGAACCAGAGGAAACGATTTCGGTTGAACCGGCGGCAACACCGGCGAGGCCATCACGACCAACGCGGCGACCAGGTGGCGGCGGTTTCGTGAACTCTTGGAGATGATGACCGATGGCGAATTTATTTGATGCCGCAAATGCACCGACAACGGAACCCCTCGAGATTGTTGTCGGTGATTTCATTCAATGGAAACGAACCGACATCGGCGCAGATTATCCCAACAATCTTTTCACCGCCGCATATGTTGCCAGGATCACCGGCGGGGGTGCAAGCGAAATCAAGTTGACCGGCACCGCGTCCGGAAATGATTATTTATTCACGGTTGATTCCGAAACATCGGCGGATTTCAATGCGGGTTATTATCATTGGCAACTTGAAATCACTCGCAACTCGGATTCGGAGCGGTTGGTTCTCGAGCGCGGAACGTTCGAGGCAATCGTTGATCTCGATGTCAACAACGTTGACCCTCGAACCCATGCCGAGATCATGATCGATAAAATCGAGGCGGTCTTGCAGAATCGAGCCGACGCCGATGTTGCCAATTATTCGATCAATGGGCGTTCCTTGGTCAAACTTTCGATCGATGATCTTTTGAGGTGGCGAGATTATTATCGAAACGAGTTATCAATGGAAAAACGAAAAGAGCGCGTTCGCCGAGGAAAATCGACCGGCGCAACGATCAAGGCGAGGTTTTAAGAGATGGGCGTTTTTGATTTTTTGAAAAGGAACACCAAACCAACGAAACGCCGCTCATATAAGGCCGCGCAAGGCGGTCGTTTGTTTTCCGACTTTGTGGCATCGAGCCGATCGGCCGATTCAGAAATCAAGGCGGCATTGCAACAAATCCGATACCGTTGCCGCGATCTTGCCAGAAATGATGAATATGCGCGGCGGTTTATGCAGCTAATCCGCACCAACGTTGTTGGTGAAAAGGGGATTTCGTTGCAAGTTAAGGCCAAGAACGCGAACGGCACGTTCGATGCGCCAGGCAACACGATCATCGAGAACGCATTCAAAGCCTGGTCGCGCAAGGGGAATTGCACGGTTGATGGCCGGTATTCCTGGAAAGATGCGCAACGGTTTGCGGCGGAAGCGTTGGCGCGTGATGGTGAATTGTTGGTTCGCCTGGTCAACTATCCACAAAACGATTTCGGATTTGCGATCGAGTTCCTCGAGGTTGATTTGTTGGATGAGAACCACAACGAAACCTTGGCGAATGGCAACAAGATTCGAATGGGTGTTGAGATCGATCGTTTCCACAAACCGGTTGCTTATCACCTATTGACCGCGCACCCTGGGGACAATGAATACACATCGAGCCTGGCAACGCGGAGAACGCGGATCACGGCCGATAAAATTCTACACATATTCTTGCCGGAACGAGCGCAACAAACGCGCGGTGTTCCTTGGATGGCGGCGGCGGTTTCGCCTCTTAAACAGTTGAACGGTATGCGCGAGGCGGTATTGGTCAACGAAAGAATCTCGGCATCCAAGATGGGATTTTTCACAACGCCATCGGGCGATGATTTTGTTGGCGATGATATTGAAAACACTTACACACCGATCATGGAAGCGGAACCAGGAACGTTTCACCAACTTGGGCCAGGTGTCGATTTCAAATCATTTGATCCATCATCGAACGCCAACACATTTGCGGATTTCGAACGCGCGATCTTGCGCGGTGTCGCATCGGCGTTGGGTGTTTCATATGCCTCATTGGCGAATGATTTGACCCAAACATCATATTCCTCGATTCGCCAAGGCGCACTCGAGGATCGGGATTTTTACAAAGTTTTGCATGATTTTATGATCGAACACTTTGTTCAACCGGTTTTCCGCGCCTGGTTATTCTCGGCTATGGATAACGGATCGATTCCGATCCCACCAACGCGGTTTGATAAGTTTGCCGACAATGTTGAGTTCCGAGGCCGTGGGTTTGCCTGGGTTGATCCACAACGTGAAATGAATGCATCGGTGATTGGCCTCAATTCGGGGATTTTGTCGATGCAAGATGTGGCCAACCAATATGGGCGCGACATTGCCGATGTGATGGATCAAATCGTTCTCGAGAAACAAATGGCGGATGAGCGCGGCATCGAGATCGCATTCCAACCGTTCGGTGGTGGTCAATCCGGTTATGGGCCGATGAAATTCATGCCGGCGATGGAAGAACCCGAGGGGGACGATGATGGCAACTGATTTCCCTAAAAAGGGCGATGATCTCAAAATTTCATTGCGCAACTCGGAATATCCGCAATTTGATCGAGGATTTGCCGAGAACATCAAAGAGTTCAACCCCGAGGTTTGGGGAGCCGGCGGAAACGTTCGAGGCAATGATGCGTTTGTTTTGTGGGGTCGAGCGCGAGAGGGTTCCGAAACCGAGGGGGTTTTGGATTGGATCAAAGAGCGTGAGGCATGGGCGGCAAGGCATTTCGGCGATGGCGAACAATTCGCATCGGGTGAACTCGAACCGAATTTGTCGAACGTTGCCGGTGTGATTGCCCAAATCAAATGGGGTGTCATCGGCAACCTGGGCGAACAAAAAATGAAAGATGTCGTTCTCGAGTTGGTGAAAAAACTCGAGGGCAAAAAAGATCGAGCGATCGATGATTTGACCGACACCGCGCGAAAGAGCCTCGAGAATAAAGTTGAGGAACACAACGAGGAACATGGCGACGATCCAACCAAACGTGCAACCCTTGGAATGTTGGCCGAATCCTATTTGCGAGGCATTGGCGCATATAAAACAAACCCTGGTTCGGTTCGGCCTGGGGTGACATCGCCGGAACAGTGGGCTTTCGCGAGAGTCAATTCTTTGTTATTCTGTTTGCGAAATGGACGTTTCCAGGGCGGCAAGCACGACACCGACCTTTTGCCGGAAGGACATCCGGAATCGACAAAAGGCCAAGATGAGGAAAGAAAAATGGATGAACAACGTCACATCAAAAACGTGACCGAAACCGATGATTCCTACATCATCGAGTTTGGCAAATCCGATATGGTCGAGGGCGATGTCGAGGTTGATGCCGAAAACGGTTACAAACCAGACGATGAGGAACGCAAAGCACCGGTTGAGTTGGAAACTCGGAAACGCTCGATGCACATGGATGCCGAGGTTGATTCCGAGGATGATCGCCGGATGTCGATCTCAATCTCGAGCGAGAAAGCGGTTGAGCGTTCATTCGGGGTGGAAATCCTGGATCACACAGATCGATCAATCGATCTTTCATTCTTAAACTCGGGCAACGCACCTTTGTTGCTCGATCATGACCCCGAGCGTCAAATCGGGGTTGTCGAATCGGTAAATCTCGATTCCTCGGCGCGGAGACTACGCGCGACGGTTCGGTTTAGTAAAGGCCAACTGGGAAGCGAAATTTACGATGATGTCCGCGATGGTGTTCGAAACAATGTTTCAATCGGATACCAGATCGGACGGATGGAGCGTGACGAAAAGGCGGAAGGTGGGAACACTTATCGCGTTCGTTCGTGGAAACCCTTCGAGGCAAGCATTGTTTCGATTCCGGCCGATGACTCGGTGGGAACGAACCGCAATGCCGAAATCGAACAAACCCCAACCCCTATTCCGGCAGAAGCCGAAAGAAAGGAACCAACCATGTCAGAACAAGACATTCAAGCGGTTGAGGCGAACGCTCGCGCAGAATACGCCAAAACTGTGAACGAAATCCTGGAACTAGGCGCAGCAAAAAACAAGCGCGACCTTGCAAACCAGGCAATCAAAGGTGGTCTATCAGTTGAGCAATTCCGCGGCATGTTGGCCGTTGCATCAGCAGATGAGCCAATCGCAACACCGGACAACCTTGATCTAAACGTTCAAGAACGCCAAGAATATTCATTGATGCGCGCATTCCGCAATGCGGCGGCGGGTCGTGATATTGGCGGTTTTGAGCGTGAGGTTTCAGACGAAATCGCAAAACGTCTAGGAAAAGACGCGCGTGGTTTCTTTGTTCCAAGCGACATTTTCAAACGTGACCTAACAGTTGGCACAGATTCGGCCGGTGGTTTCTTGAAACCAACCGATCACCTTGGCGGTGAGTTTGTTGACGCGCTACGTCCAACGCTAGTGACAGCAAGCCTTGGCGCACGGATGATGAGCGGCCTTTCAGGCGATGTTGCAATTCCGGCGTTGAATGCAAAAACAGCGGTTGGATTTGTTGCGGAGAATGCGGCACCTGGTTCAGAGGGCGCACCAACATTCCGCCAGATCACAATGTCACCAAAAACAGTTGCACAATATGTTGATTTGTCTCGCAAATTGATGATGCAATCTGATCCATCAGTTGAGCAAGTCATCCGCGATGACATGTTGCGCCAGTTCGCAGCGAAAATCGATGAGGTTGCCATCGAGGGTGGTGGATCAAATGAACCGACAGGTATCACGCAAACATCCGGAATCGGTTCTGTTGCGATCGGTACAAACGGCGGTGCGTTGACATATGCGAAAACCGTTGATCTCGAGAAAGAGGTTGCGATCGACAACGCAATGGGCGGGAACATGGCGTTCCTAACAAACCCAAAAGTTGTTGCATCAATGCGCACAATCTCGAAACAAACATCCGGTGTTGAGGGCAACTTCATCATGGATCCAAATGGAACGGTTATGGGCTACAATGTCGCATCATCGAACCTGGTTCCAAGTGACCTAACAAAAGGCACAGGAACAGCGTTGTCAGCGTTGATCTTTGGTAACTTTAGCGAGTTGATGATCGGCATGTTTGGCGGTCTGGATGTTCTTGTTGATCCTTACACTGGATCAGCGGCGGGAACGACACGCATCTCAATGTTCCAAGATGTTGATGTTGCGGTTCGCCACGCGGAATCATTCGCGGCGATCCTTGACCTAACAACATAAGCCAATGAGAGCGGGGGAAACCCCGCTCTTTCCAATCAGGGATTTGATAAATGAAAATTGAACTAATTCGCGGGACAGTGATCGAGGGCCAGGGATATGATGCCGGCGCGGTCGTTGATGTTGATGACGCATTGGCCTCGATGTTGATGGCGACCGGAAAAGGCATCCCACAGGCCGAGAAAGCGGCCAAGAGTGACCGTTCGGTTGGTCTAGGCACATCGGACACCCCGAAAGCGAAAACTCGCTCTAAGGCGAAAAAATAAGGATTGATCGATGGCGGTTGAATCTCTTGACGATCTTGCGGTTTTTGTTGGCATCGAGGATTTCGGTGTCGCGGCGACATATACGCCAACCGGTGGATCGGCATCGACCGTCAACGGTATTTTTGACAATGACATCGTTGAGGTTGATGCGGGTGGCAACATTCCGATGGCCGTTCGCCAACCTCGATTTTTATGTCGAACAAATGATGTTTCAAGCGCAGTCGAGGGCGATGCGTTGGTGGTAAATTCCACAAATTACACGATCCGCGTTGTGGATCATGATGGCACCGGAATGACCACCTTGGCATTGGAGAAAGTATAAATGGCGCATATTCGGAAACTTATCCGCGACAACATCGAAACAACATTGACCGGCCTCACAACGACCGGTTCCAATGTTTTCGCCTCAAGAGTTTATCCAATACAAACGGCCAAAATGCCTGGCCTTTGTATCTACACCTCGAGCGAAACGATTGAGGCTCAAACGATCAAGCCGCCGCGAGGTCTTATTCGGTCGCTCGAGGTGTCAGTTGAGGCATATGTCGAGAGCGCGGTTGCGGATGATGTTCTCGATACGATTGCGGCGGAAGTTGAGGCGGCGATGACCACCGATCTCACCAGGGGCGGAAATGCCAAGGACACAAGGTTGGTTTCTTTCGAGGCCGATTTTGCCGGAGATGGCGAACGGCCGGTTGTTGTGGGTCGATTTATTTTTGAAATCGTGTATTCTACACAAGAAACCGATGCCGAAACGGTCTATTAAATAGGAGACTGAAAACATGGCAAAAAGAATCCAAGTTTATCCACCGAGCGGCGGATCGCCGATCACGATAAACGCACAAGATTTGGACTCATTCGAGGCCAAAGGATGGACGGACTCACCCCGATCATCCAAACCAAAGGCGACCAAAAAGGCCGCGAAACCCGAAACCCTTGAAAGCGAGGATTAATAAATGGCTACATTCACCGGTAGTGATGGGGTGATCTTGGTCGGTTCAGACCAGGTTGCCGAGGTTCGTTCATACTCAATCGATGAGACAATGGACACCCTAGAAGATACAGCAATGGGCGACACATCGCGCACATATAAGACATCATTGAAAACATTCAGTGGTTCGGCGGATGTGTTCTTTGATGACACCGACACATCAGGCCAAGGCGCGTTGACCGTTGGCTCAGAGGTGACGTTGAACGTTCAGTTCGAAGGTAACACATCAGGCGATCACAAATTGACAGGCACGGTTTTGATCACTGGCCGCACAATTTCGGCATCGTTCGATGGCATGGTTGAGGCATCGATCTCATTCCAAGGCACCGGCGCACTAACTGAAACCACAGTAACATAAGGATTTGAATAATGGCGGCTAATTCAAAATCCCAAGGTTTGAGCGTGATCGATCGCGCAAAGAATCACTATCAAAACCAACCCATCAAGGAAATCGTGGTTCCGGAATGGGCGGATGATGATGGAAATCCCTTTGTGTTTTACGCTCGACCTTTTACTTTACAAGACCAAGGCAAGTTGCAATTCGCGGTTAAGAATCAATCCGAGGCCGATGCACTTGCCGAGGTTCTTGTTCTCAAGGCTCTTGATGAGGAAGGGAACAAGATTTTCCAGATCAGCGACAAATCAACGTTGCGCAGTCAAGTTGACGCAACGGTTCTTGCGAGAATTGCGAACCAAATCATGGGTTCGGTTGTTGAGGATTTGGAAAAAAACTAAGGGAGAGCGAGGAACGACAGTTCAAGTTTTTTCTCGCTGAAAAACTAGGCAAGACGGTCGAGCAAATCGAATCGGAAATGTCGGTTGATGAGTTTTTGGAATGGTCGGTTTACGTTCAAATTCAAGCCGATCGACAGCGACAGGCGATGAAAAAGAATGGCAACCAACAGGCTAGAAACCCGATTAACCGCAAGAGATGAAACCGCTCGAGCGTTTCGAACTTTACAATCGAACCTTGGTAAAGTCGAAACGGCGTTTCTAAACGTTGCAAAAGTTGCCGGCGCACTCGGTGCAGTGTTTGCCGGCGCGTTTGTTCGTGACCTTGTGAACGTCAACAAAGAGTTTCAAAGCCTTAAAGCCTCGCTCGTAACTTTCACCGGATCGGTCGAAAATGCCGATGGCGCATTCAAGATTTTGCAAGATTTTGCGAAACAAACGCCATTCTCATTGCAAGAGGTTGTTGGTTCGTTCAACCTCTTGGTTGCCCAAGGCATCAAGCCAACCGAGAAACAGTTGATGGCATTCGCCGATATTTCCGGCGGCACATCGAAATCGATCATGCAATTCGCGGAAGCGGTGGCGGATGCCTCGGTTGGCGAGTTCGAGCGATTGAAAGAGTTCGGCATCAAAGCATCGAAAGAGGGCGATCAACTCACCCTCAAAATGGGTGACATCACTAAGGTCATCAATAACGATTCCGATTCAATCATCGATGCACTCACCGAAATTGCGCAACTACAGTTCGCCGGCGGTGCAGCGCGTCAGGCGGCAACCCTGGGCGGTGCGATCACCAACTTGCGGGACACCGTTGATGGGTTCATGTTCTCTATTGGTGAGGCCGGATTTGGTCGAGCCTTGGCGGAATCGATCAAGGAATTGACAACGTTCATCGATGGGAATGATGCGTTGGCCAAGTTGATCTCGGACAAGATGACCAAGGCGTTGATGTTATTCACCGCCGGCCTCAAACTTGTTTTCAGTAATGCCGACACATTGTTTGACATCCTCGATCTTGTGTTTGGCGTTGTGGTCATCAAGAAAGTGATCGCAACGGCCAACTCGGTCATCAAGTTCGCCAAGGCGATTGCAAGGGCGCAGATCACCCTTTCCATTATCGCAACGGTGATGAAAGCCACCAAAGGAAACTTGTTGCTCTTGGGCGGTGCAGCGGCCGCAGGGGGCATTGCTGTTGCGGCGTTCAATGAGGAATTGAAAGCAAGCATCCAGGCACTCGGCGAAAAGATTAAATTCACCGCATTGTTGGAAACGGCCGAGGCCGCACTTGGCCTTGAATTGTTGAGCGTCACCGATGCGATCTCGGATTTCAACAAAGAAACCGAGTTCACAAACCAATCAATCCTTTCAAATGATGCAACACTCTTGGATTTCATTCCAACGGTTGAGGGTGTTGGCGGTGCGTTAGACGGAACAACGATTTCAACAAGTGATTTCAATGCCGCACTCGATGCGATGAAAGAAAAGGTTGCGCCGGTTGAGACTGCGATCACATCCTTGAAAGATGAAAAGGCCGCATTGCAAACGATGGTTGCGGCCGGAATCATCACGTTCGAGGAAATGGAAACAACCTTGAACACATTGGCGAAAGAGGCTCTTGGCCTCGATACAACCCTCGAGGATTTGAAAGATCGCCAGGAGATCGCGGAGAAAGCATTCGCGGCCGGTATTATCACCGGCGATGAATACAAAGGCATCATCAAGGACATCAAAGATGCAACGATCGATTATAACGCCGAGAACGAAAAGACATTCGGCGCGGGTGCGATCAAGGGTGTCAAAGACTATTACAATTCGATTTCCGACAATGCGGCGAATATGGCCGATCTAACCGGAACGACATTCTCATCCTTGCAAGATACGTTGTCGGATTTCTTTATGACCGGCAAGGTTGATTTCTCAACATTCACCAATGCCATCAAAAAGGGTTTGGCCGATCTTGCGGCGAAAGCGGTTATCACCACAGGTTTGAATTTCTTGGGCAAAGTATTCCCAAGCCTCGAGTTTGCGGATGGTGGTTTGGTTCCTGGTTCTGGTGGGCCTCGAGCCGATGACGTTTTGGCGCGGGTTTCATCCGGCGAATATGTCATCAAGGCATCGAGCGTTTCCAAGTTCGGAACCGGTTTCTTTGATATGCTAAACGCCGGCCAAATGCCAAGTGGTGGCGGTGGCGGCGGAATGTCGATCGATGCGGGAATCATGGAATCGATCACGCCAGGATTCTTGTTTGGTGGTATCATTAAGATCATTAAAAAAATCGTTGATACAATCGGCAACATTGTGAATGGCATCATTGATGCGATCAGCAAAGTCATAGGCGCGGTTTCCGCCGCGATCAAAGGATTGGTCGAGGGCATCATGAGTGGGGATTTGATGACCATTGCCGGCCTTGCCGCAGGGTTCATTTTGCCTGGTGTTGGCACCGCCATCATGGGCAACCTTGCCGGTGGTTCTGGTTTCATCAACGCAATCACCACCGGAATCTCGGAATCGTTTGCGGCCGGTATTCTTGGCGGTGGTAACTTGTCATCGGTTGCAATTTCGGTTGGTAAGGAACTCGCAAAGGATGCATTCGTCAACAATTTGTCGGATGCCCTAAGTGAAAAGATTCTGGGCATCACCGGTCAAATGGGGCGCGATGGTGGCACATATGAACAGGATCGAGCGGCACGATTCAAAACACTTTACAACGAAGCCTCGCCATATTTGGCCGCGATGAACGGCGCAAACGTTCACGCCGGCGACAATGTAAAAGTGGGAGAACGTGGGCCAGAAATGTTCATTCCGCAACGTGACGGAACGATCGCACCCATCAAGGGCAACGCATCGGAACTCATTGGCGCGGTGAATGATATGAAAGAGGAAATCATCACATTGCGCCGGCAGATGTCGCGGATGATGGCGGCGGGTCAACTTGCGGGAGCGCGTTCATAATGGTTGCAACAACACTCGCGGAACTAGTTGCCAATCCCTATGCCAACAAAAAATATTTGTTGATCGTGAAACCGTACAATGTCGCAACCTCAACCGAGTTGACCTTGTACTATTCCGGCGAGGGATTTGTGACCTCACCAACGGAATCACCGGCGAACACATTGTTCGAGCCTCGATTGGTTGAACCGATCTCATTCTCGAGATCGATGTTTTCCTCGGGCAAAATCGGCGGGTTCTCGCAACCTGGATTCGGCGAAATCGTAATGACCAACGCCGATGGTGGCCTCGATGATTGGGCGGGATATGCCTGGGATGGCCGTTCGGTTGAGGTTCGAGTTGGTGAATCCGGCGCGGCCTTGCAATATTATTTCACCATATTCGATGGCCAGGCGCATTCGATCGAGTTCGATGATTTGTTTATTCGGATCATCTTGCGGGATGACCAGAACGATTTTGTGGTGGATTATCCGGACACACTTTACGCCGGCACCGGTGGCAATGAGGGATCGAGTGATTTGGCCAACCAACCAAAACCTCATTGTTATGGTGAGGTTTACAACATCGAGCCGGTGTTGGTGGATTCAACCAATTATGTTTACCAGGTGCATGATGGCGACATCGAGGCGATCACGGCGGTTTACCAGGGCGGCGTTGCGTTGACCTTAACCACCGATTACACGGTCGATTTGACCAATGGACGTTTTACCCTGGTTGCGGCACCCACCGGCATCATCACGGCCGATGTGAAGGGTTCCAAGGTCGATGGCACATATCTCGAGAGCGCGGCGGATATTATTCAACACATTGTCGAGGATCACGCCGGTTTTACACATCCAGGGGATTTCGACACCGCATCATTCACCGCATTGAACACGGCCAATTCGTCAACCATTGGCGTTTATGATCGGAGCATGACAACGGTGGCGGATGTTCTCGATCGCATCATCAACACGGTTGGCGGGTTTTATGGGTTCGATCGTGATGGTTTATTCCAGGTTGGCCGCGTTGAACTTGCAACCGGTTCGGCCGATGCCGAGTTTGATTCAACCAACATCATCGAAATCACTCGCCTCGCCTCGGCGGTTCCAAATTACCAGGTTCGAGTTGATTATAAAAAGAACCACCGCGTGATGAGTGAATCGGATTTCGATGCATCGATCACAACGGCGCAACGCGATTACCTGGTTCGAGATGCCAATGTTGAGATTGCCACCGACACAAATGTTCAAACACCCTATCCAAATTCAACGGCGTTGATTGTGAATGGCCTCTTTGCCGAGTCATCACCGGCATCAACCGAGGCGACCAGGTTGTTGAACATCTATAAAGCGCAGCGCGATTTTTATCGAATCATGGTAAAGACCCAACCTTACACATTGAAATTGAATGATGTGGTAAAAATAACGTTTAATCGCTATAATCTCGACAGTGGCAAATTGTTTCGCGTGATCTCGATCGTTGAGGATGCCGCAAACAACGAGGTCGAATTGGAGTTGTGGGGTTAAGCAATGTCAAACAATATGATAATTTCATCAACCAATTATTCCGATTCGGGAACGATCACGGTTGATGATGCGGTTGCAACCTTGCCGATCACAAACTTGCAAGACCAACAAATCGTCAAGATTTGGCGGAATGCACAAACATCGGCTCAGATCGATGTTGATTTCGGCCAGCAACGGATCACCGAATTTGTGGCGTTGATCCGGCATAATATCTCACAAACTGGAACGATCCGGTGGCGGTTGTCTACGGTGTCCGATTTTTCCACAACGGTTTATGATTCAGGCACCGTTGATGCCTGGCCGATTGTTGAGGAATTTGGAACATTGCCTTGGGGCGTGTTTCAATGGGGTGGTCGATTGAACCCCGAGGTTGCGGCGGAATATACGGTTTCATCATTCGACGTTTTGGATTCAGCGGTTCAAGCGCGATATTTGCGGATTGATATTTCGGACCCAAGCAACGATGCCGGATATTTGCAAGCGGGTCGATTGATTGCGGGGCCGGCATATCGGCCATCGGTCAACTATGCCAACGGCGTTCAATTCGAGTTTGTGGATGAATCGCGGGTCACAAAATCGCGTGGTGGTCAAACGTTTGTTGATGAGGTTGAGCGTTATCGCGTGATGAGGTTTGAATTGATTAACTTGCCGGAGAACGAGATTTTCGGCAACGTGTTCAACCAGATCGATCGCTTGCGCGGCATTTCCAAGGATATTTTGGTTATTCCGCAACCGACCGATTCATCAACATGGATCACTCAAAACATTTATGGTAGGATCAGGCAAACCCAACCGATCACCAATTCGGCCTTGGACTTTTATGGTCGATTGATTGAGGTTGAGGAACTAATTTAGAGGAAACGCAAAATGGCATATCCGGTCACACTAAATGGTCGCACTTATACACTCGCAGATTTCGAGGGTACAAATTACGTTGAAGGATTGCCGGATGCGTTCGAGGATTTCGTCACTCACGCCGGCGATATTTACAACGACACATCGACAACCTCGAACTCGATCGGCACCGGATCAAAGACATTCACGGTTTCCTCGGGCAAACCATATCAGGCCGGCACACCATTGCGCATTGCAGATGCGGCGGCACCATCGACGAATTTCATGGATACGGTTGTCACCTCTTATTCTGGAACAAGCCTGGTTGTGAACTCAATCGGTTATGGTGGGTCAGGGACAAAGACATCTTGGACAATCAACATCGGTGGCGCAAAAACCATTGATGGCACTCTTGGCGTTTCTCAGGGTGGCACAGGTGCAACAACGGCGGCGGCAGCGCGAACAAATCTTGACGTTTATTCCAAGGCCGATGCGGATTCACGGTTCTTGAACGTTTCCGGTGAGGCATCCGATGTCACAATGACCGGCAACGTCACGATCGGGGATGCGGGAACGGACACTCTAACGATCAACGCGGCGACCACCACAACCGCAGATATTA